TAATATATCAAAAGTCATGTAATGACCTTCACCCATATCTCCAGCATTTGAAGGATAACTTACTGACCCATAATGAAATGGGTTTTCATTCATATGTGTTAGCACACTTGTGTTATCTAGTTCTAATGGTGATTTATTTAATAATTTAGCCGCTACTTTATTTGTTTGAGCGGTACTTGCCACCTTACTCGCTAAGTTAGATAATCCACCAGGCAACATACTACCAAAACCACTTGGTATGTTACTTTGTAGATTATTAAGTACGCTTGATATTTTCTTTGTAAATGCCATACTATTATTTATACGATAAATATGGATATGCAATCAAGTAAATATAGTAAAAACTACAAGGCACCATATAAGGGTAAGTTTAAACCATCTAATCCTAAGAAATATGTTGGTAATCCTACTAACATCATCTATCGTTCATCTTGGGAAAAAAGGTTCATGATATATTGTGATAAAAATCCAGACATAATTCAATGGGCTAGTGAAGAATTATCTATACCTTATATGAACCCTATAGATAGAAAGATTCACAAATACTATCCAGATTTTATTGTTAAGACTGCAACCAAAACTGTTATGGTAGAAATTAAACCTAAAAAGTATCTATCTAAACCAAAATACAATCAGCGTAAAACTAAAAGATACTATACAGAAAGTTATAACTATATTAAAAACAATGCTAAATGGAAAGCTGCAAGGGAATATTGTGATGATAATAATATAGAGTTTAAAATATTTACAGAAAAAGAGTTAGGTATTTAAGCCATCAATAATTTATTACTTGTCTCATCATAATTATTAATTTCTGGTTTTCTATTTACAGTATTATTTACGGTATTAGTTGTTGTTGGTGCTATTACAGCGTTTGCTTGAGCACCAGCACCCTCTACATTAGCAACCATATCAGTACTAATTTTCTCTGCACTCATAGTTCTTTTTCTACCTGTTCTCATATCTTCATTTACTCTAGACCTAACAAGTTGTTGACCTCTACCACCTAATTCTTCTTCTCGTTGTCTGGCTACTTCAGCAAATTGTGCTTGTGATGGCATACCTTGTTCTCGTCTTTCACGTTCTGCAAGTATAGCTTCTTCTTCTTCATCACTCGCACCACCTAAAAATGATGGTAATGCCATATAAATGTCATCAAATAAATCCTTGAAAAAGTTAGGTATAGTTTCTGTAAAGAAATTGGCTACAGCGTCAATCATATTTGTAAAAGCTTCTGGTATTGTTACCAAGAAAAACTCTGTTAACTCATCTCTAAAAATATAAATGCTTGCTACAAGAGCTGCAATTGCAAGACCAATTAAAACATATGGGTTAGTTAATACTGCCAAAATGTTCATAGCAATAACACCTAATATAGATTTTGCCAGCGTACCAAAGGTTTTAGCCATAGACAGTAAAGGGCCTTTTAGAAATTTAACAAAACCATCTTTCATTTTTTCTAAACCACCTTTTATAAATTCACCAACACTTTCTTTCATCTTAATCATGCCTTCTTCTAAATTAAAAACTCCAAATGTTAGTTTATCAATACCTATCACTAAATCTTCTGCTATTTGAAATGGTAATTTTAAAACTGAGGCGGCTTCAGCTATACCTTGGAATAATTCAGTAGAAAATGCTCCTGTTGCTTTAGTAGCTTCTTCTTGTTCTTCAACCAGATTATCTGAAGCTACAATTTGTCTTTCAACAACCTCTACCTGCTCTTTTCTCATATCTATTTCGCCTTTCAATTGTTTACCTGCTTTACCCCTTGCCTCTTTTGGGGTCATCATATCTAACTTGGCTTGTTTTTCATCTATGAGACCAAGCATAGTTTCTCTCTCTTTTCTTAACAAATCAAGCTCTGATTTAGCTAAAGCTTGAGTTTCCTTTTTCTCTGGTTCTGTACCCGCCGTCACCGATTTAGCTATGTCATCTGTTTTTGTGGCACTATTTTCTAAGGCTTGAGTATTTTCTTTTATCTCATCTACCATTATTTTTAAAGCTCTTAAAAATTTAATAAGTAAACCTGCCTGTTTATCTAATATTCTTACATCTTCAGCCACCACCATTGAATTTTTTTGAATAACAGGCACCAGGTCTTGAATAGGTCTCTCTATTGATTCACCTATTATTTTTACATCTTCTGGTGCTATATCTATTACTGCCATGATTATCTACGGACTAGCGAACCTCCAAAATATAACCCGATTATTGAGGATACAACATGAGTATCAAGTGGTGTAATAATTAAACCTGTCATAGGTTTCCATTGTGTCATATCTGAATCACTAGCAAATATCCACCAACCTGAGCTAACAGTCTCTACATAACCAACATATATTGGCATTGTAGGGTCTATAAATGGTGCAAGTTTAGGTATTACTAAAATACTAACAACAGATATTAATGCAATCCATCGCCTAGTATTTTTAGTAAATGGGTCTTGCACACTTCTTGCTTTATCTATTTGAGCTGCCGAAAACTTTGCTCTGTTCATAAAAGCTCGTTCTCTATCAGCGGCGTCTTTTGCCTTTTGAGCCATGATAGATAGCACGCCTCCAAGGACCGTGCTGGCTAACATAGACAATAATTCCATAGGTATCATTTGTATTTCTCCTTCTGTCTCTTAATCTTATCGTTTTGCTCTTTTATGTGTTCTTTTAATAGACCAACATAAATCTCTCTTTCCCACGGCAACATATTCTCTATCTCTGTTAAAGAATATTTATGATGTTGCATTAATGCAAAATTCATTTCGTAATACGCCTCTAGGGTGTTATGAGCAAGGCTTACGAAAAAAAATCTTTTATACCAGATATCACTACTTCACTTTTTACCTTTGTATTAGGATTTTCAACCTCTACTACATGTCTTAACTTAGGCATAGTTTCAAAGAATACTCTAATCTTTTTAAAATCTTCTTGTTTTAAATCTTCAAAAAAATTATTCAATTCTTTTTCCGTAGCTTCTTTAGCTGGATATATTTTATCACCTTCAAATATATGGTCAACAGATTTTACAATCATTCTTAAAACACCTTCAATATTAATATCTGAACCTGCTCCCTCCATAATCTTGTTGTCCATATCTTTTAAAGTAGGATATTTAAAGACTACACCTAATTGTTTATCTTCATCTATTACTACTTTATTAGTATGATTATCATCAACCTCAACATTAACATCTTCTAAATTTACTTCTACTGTCTGATAAGTTTTCTTATCATCTGGACATAGTAGTTTTAATTTTTGAACCTCACCTACTGATTTTGCTCGTATGTTCAAAAATACATATTCAACATCAAACATTGGCGCTGATAATACATCCCATTTACCAAAAGTACATGCCTCGCAAATTTCCTTTATTGCATTTTTCATGTTACTTTTGTCTTCCATGGCCATTAATAGTATCTTTTCTTCTCTTACTAAAAATGGTCTATAACTTAAAACCTCATCTACTGATGGTAAAGTCAATTCATATGTTGGTGTCTCCACCTTTGGTAATGCCATAATTTACTCCTATAATATACTAATACTATTTATATACTAAATGTTAATTGGTGGTATAAATCCGCCACCTGAACCAAATGGTGGGAATACTCTACCACCAGATAGTTGACCAATAGGTAATCTTCGTTTCAAATCAGATACAACATCTCTGCCTGCTCTTCGTAAAGGTGCTGGTAAAACATTCAGTAAACCACCTAATGGTCCACCACTCTTTACTGTTGGCTGTCTAAAGTCTGAATCGCCTACTTGAATTTGTCCTGCCTTATCAATAAAATAGTTCAACCAATATCTGTATGAAAATGTTACATCAAAAGTAACAATGTCTACGCCTTCTTGTGCATAACTAATCGCACCTATTGATTTAGGATAACAATCTATCAAAGCAACAGCATAAGTTGATTCGTTTCTCTCGTTAGTAGATTCAAAACCACCTAATTGAAATATATCCATAGGTGCTACATAGTCGTCATAGTAACTAACATTAAAAGAGTTGGTACTAAAAGCTGCTTGTTGCCATAATTCAAAATAAGTTCTTTCTCTTAAAAATTTATCACCCATAAATGTCGCTGTTACTTCAGCTGCCTCACCCATGCCTGTAACAAATTTTCTATCTGGTCCGTAACTAGAAAAATTAGTTTGTTTTACATCTCTACCTGGCATAGTAATATTTCTACAAAATGCCTGTACTCTACGCTGAGTTGATTTTTCTACTGACCTTAATTGTGCTGATGATGAAAAACCTAATTCTTCATC